AGAATTCCTGAAAGACTAATTCCCCCGACAAGGAATAGATAGCTTCTCTCGATGGAGGTGATCGCCTGTTTCACTGGGCCTATCTTGGCGGCTCGGAAAGACGAGAAGTGGTGTAGCAACGCCGAGAGGAGTGGCAAAGCTGCGAACCAGAAAATGAAGCTCGACTTAGGTCGGGCTTTTTTTATGCAGTAAATCCAGCGCCCGCAGCGCACAACCCAAGACCTGTTTGATGTAGAGCCTGAGAGGACCAGTTATAGCTGGCGAGCTTCTTGGGGCTAGTTCTCTATGCGGCAGGCTCTATTTCAAAAAGGTAAACGTCATGAAACACCTGATTAAAATCATCAAAGGCACTCCGGTAGTTAGTACTGATGTAATCGCAATAGAGTTTGGCCGTCGTCACGATAACGTAATGCAAAACATTCGCTCATTGATTGATTCTGAACATTTAGATGCCCTTGATTTCAAGGAGACCTCATACGTAGATAAAATGAACAGAGCAAAGCCATGCTACGAACTTACTGAGCGTGGTTTCCTGATCGCAATGCCATTCATTGGCGGTGAGAAAGCAAGGGATGGTCAGGTTCGTCTGGTTGATAGTTTTATTTCTTACCGGGAAAAAGCCAAGCGGGAAGCAGCTATTCAAGCAGAGCGAGATTTAGCTAGGGTTGAATACCGGCCAATGACCAATGCGATCAAGGTCAGCAAAGAAGCGGAAGGGAAAGAGGCCGAACATTATCACTTCAGCAATGAAGCTAACCTGATAAACCGCATCGTGCTTGGCGCAACTTCTGCGAAATTCAGGAAAGAGAATGAAATCGGAAAGGCCGAGGCGATTCGTGACTATCTGACCGCTGAGCAAATCCGGGCCATTACTGAGCTTCAGCGTGCAGACACGGTATTCATTAACATGGGCTGGGACTTTGAAAAGCGTAAGTCTGAGCTGACCAGGATGTTTGAGCGAAACCACAAGACGCCACTAATCGAAGAACAACACCGGCTGGCGGCCTAATAGCTAAATGGGCTTTCAAAACCTATTTAAATTGAGAGCCACTTTCACAACGGCTCTCAATCATTACAGACATAAAACATCATAAAGGAATCCCCATGACGACTAATGTAATTCACCAATCTGGAAAGACTGTAAAAGTCGCCACTTCAGGCGATGCATATGTATTGCCTGCCGCCACACCAACAGTGTTAGGTGGTGTAAAGAAAGCCGCAACTGTTGCCGATTGCACGGTAGCCGCAGATGGCACAAGCGCAGGAAATCAACTTAATGCGTTGCTAACGTCATTACGTGCTGCTGGCATTATCGTTTAAAGAGCAATATCTCGTCGGGTTAGAAATCCTCCGAGAGTGAAAAGTAGGATGTGCTGAAAATGGCAAAGCTCGCAACTCAATTCAATTGGAAATTTCCCTCATTCGAAGAAGTCATTCAGATTGGGATTGATGTTGAAAGTGAAATGACAGGATTGCCGCTTAATGCAGTAAACGCATTCAAATTTACTGAAGAAGTGAAGAAGAGAGTAGGCAATTTGATTGTGGTAGAAATCAGTGATTAAGGATTAAGCAATGGCAAAGCTCACCGACAAACAAGAGCTGTTTGCCCACCCCGATGACACCTATACCGGCGACTGCACCATTTACGCGGGATATATAAACAAGCGCGGTTACGGGCAAAAGCACATCTGCCGGAAGCCTGTTTATGCTCATCGTATAGCCTACTGTGAGGCTAATGGCGTCTCTCTTGCGAGCATTAAAGAATTAGTCGTAAGACACAAGTGCGACAATCCTTCCTGTGTAAACCCCGAGCACCTAATAGTTGGAACAGTTGCTGATAACAATCTCGACAGAGCAAGGCGAGGAAGGAGCTCGAATCATGATCGCTCCGGCGAAAGAAATGGAATGGCAAAACTAAAAGAGTGCGATGTCATCTGCATCAGGCGAGAGTACGTGCGCGGTAGTAGTGATAGAGGGTTAAAACCACTAGCAGACAAATATGGTGTATCAACCACCATGATTGCTGACATCGTTAAACGTAAAAGCTGGAGCAATGTTTCGGAGGTGTGATTTGAAACAGCTCACACCTAAGCAGGAACTGTTCTGCCGGGAATATTTAAAAGACCTCAATGCCACACAGGCAGCAATCAGGGCGGGTTACAGCGAAAAGACCGCTCAGGTGCAATCAAGTCGCCTGTTATCAAATGTTATGGTTCAACAGCGAGTGGGCGAATTAGCAGCGGAAAGAAATATCCGAGTGGGAATTGATGCCGACTACGTCCTGAGGCAAGCGGTAAAACTTCACGAACGCTGCATGCAAGAAGTAGAGCCAATTACTGACCGTCGTGGCGAAGAGATAACCGACGAAGATGGAAAAACCATTTTCGGCTTTGACGCCAAGGGCGCGGCGGCTGCATTAAAATTGGTAGGCGAACATATATCTGTGCAGGCATTTAAAGTAAATGTGAAAACTGAGCATGCTGGAATGATTGGCCTCAACCTGAATAAATCCCTCACTGAGCTATTCGACGATGACAGCGATTAATCCAATATTTAAACCGTTCGTGAAGCCGTCACGGTACAAAGTGGCAAAGGCGGGCGCGGGTCAGGGAAAAGCTGGACGATTGCACGATTACTCGTAGAGATATCTCGTCGGGGCTGCTATCGCTTTCTCTGCGCCCGCGAATTACAAAACAGCATTAGTGATTCTGTTCTCCGGCTGTTGGATGACACCATCAATAGAGAGGGCTATCAGGGTGAGTTCGAGGTGCAGAGAAATAGCATCCGACACCTGATAACCAACAGCGAGTTCATGTTCTACGGCATCAAAAACAATCCAACCAAGATTAAATCTCTTGAAGGCGTAGATATATGCTGGATGGAAGAGGCCGAGGCGGTATCAAAGGACTCATGGGATACGCTGATCCCAACCATCCGAAAGCCAGGCTCTGAAATATGGGTAAGCTACAACCCGAAGAATATTCTTGACGATACGCATCAGCGCTTCGTTATTTCCCCCCCTGATGATATTTGCCTACTGACAGTCAACCACAGCGATAACCCACACTTTCCTGAAGTCCTCCGCTTAGAGATGGAAGAGTGCAAACGTAAAGACTACGACCTTTACCTGCACATCTGGGAAGGTGAACCGGTTGCGGATAGCGACATGGCAATCATTAAGCCATCGTGGATTGCTGCTGCCGTAGACGCTCACAAGCTCATCGGTTTCACAGCATCAGGCCGGAAGCGCGTCGGGTTCGACGTTGCTGATGAGGGTGAAGACAGTAATGCAACAACGCTGGCTCATGGCTCTGTAGTGCTGGATTGCCAGCAGTGGCATAAGGGCGACGTGATCACCTCGTCTGACCGCGTTAAAAACTACGCAGAAAGCATCTCAGCAAGTGAGATTGTCTATGACTCCATTGGCGTGGGCGCGGGTGTAAAAGCTCACCTGAAGCGCGTCTGTGCGATACCGTCCAGCGGATTCAATGCCGGTGCCGCTGTGTTCAAGCCTGACGCTAAATATGCTGACGGGAAGACGAACAAAGACATGTTTTCCAACATCAAGGCTCAGGCGTGGTGGGGTGTGCGAGATCGCTTCTTCAATACGTGGCGAGTCGTTAAGCATCTGGAAGCCAATCCGACCGACAAAGAATTCATCAAACAATTCTCAGATGACCAATTAATCAGCCTCAGCTCCGGCATTAAACAGCTTGAGTACCTCAAGGCTGAACTGTCCCGCCCATGGGTTGACTATGACAATAACGGGCGCGTGAAGGTTGAAAGCAAGAAAGACATGAAGAAGCGCGGTATTCCGTCTCCCAACATGGCTGACTCGCTAATCATGGCATTCGCCCCTACGCATAAACCATTCATCATTCCTGACGAGATTTTGACATGACAAGAAAGAAGGCTGTGCGAACAGCTCAAGCCGTGCAAGCACCTCGGCGGGAACTGGCGAAGATTACAAACACGCATCTTGAAGCGGCATCTGCTGCGAATGACGAAAAGCCATTTGCTCAGTTTAAACGTTACGAGCCGCTACCTGGCGTTATTCCAGAGGGAAAAAAAGAATCTGCTCTAGCCATGGACTCCACGCCTTACGATATCATTAACAGCATGTCGATTGGTGGTGAATATTCCGGCTTTCGTGGCTACCCGATTCTGGCGGCAATGTCTCAGCAGGTTGAGTATGCGAATATGCATACCATCATGGCTGATGAGATGACGCGTAACTGGATTGAGGTGAAGAGCACTAAAGAGGGCGACCCTGATATCGACCTGATGGATCAGGCCCTGACTAAATACGACATCAAGCGCTTGATTCACGAAGCAGTAAGGCAGGATTCCGAATATGGTGTAGCACACATCTTTATCGATGTTGGCGCTGACGATATAGAGAATGCGAAACCGCTATTTCTTGACCCGCGCAAGATAACCAAGGGATCACTGAAAGGATTCCGGTGTATAGACCCAAACTGGGTTTATCCGGCGATGTACAACTCAAGCAAGCCGCTGAGACCGGATTTCTACAAACCTCAAGCATGGTTCGTAATGGGCGATACAGTGCATGAGTCTCGGTTCATCGATATCGTTAGCCGCCCGGTTCCTGACATTCTTAAGCCATCCTATAACTTTGGTGGGCTGTCTCTAACGCAGTTGATGGAAGATTACGTTGTCGACTGGCGTGATGCTAAAAAGAACGTTATTAAAATCCTCAAGACATTGCGCATGCGTGGATTGAAAACCGACATGGATGCTCGGCTACAGGAGCCCGGCGAGTTCGATAAGCGCGTTAAGCTGTTCATAAAGTATCAAGACAACTTCGGGCTTTGGGTGCACGACACAACTGAAGAGCTAACCCATCAGCAGACATCTCTTAGTGAGCTGTCAAACATCCTATCGAACTATCAAGAGCAACTCTGCATACCATCTCGCACGACAAACCTGAAGATGTTCGGTAATGCTCCGGCCGGACTTAATGCCAGTGGTGATGCCGAGATTGAAACATGGCACGAAACGATATCCGGCTCGCAAGAATTGGACTATCGCAGAGCCATTGAGAACATCTTCAAGATTATTCAGCTTTCAGAGTTTGGCGAACTGAAGCCCGACATCTACTTCGAGTTTAAGCCGCTTGATGAAATCAGTGATGATGACCGCGCTAACACCAACAAGACTCGCGTTGACACAGTGGTTGCTGCTGCTGATAGCATGCTGATTAACTCTGAAGAGGCGCGAGACGCACTGAAAAGCATTGAAGGTGCAGGATTCGAAAACCTGAAGGGCGACTATGAACCGGAAACCGAAGAAGAGTAAAAGCCTTCGGGCGGTCAACTATAACGCCGGTAATATCATTTGGTATCGCAGAGAGTTACTGGCTGTTATCAGGGAAATGAATGACGATGTTAAGAAGCAAATCGTCCCGATATTTGAAGATAACCCACTGGCGATGGATGCCAACCCGGTTCAATTATTGCGTAGTGCTTTGCGTGCTCTATCTAAGAGGTGGGTGGAGCGCTTCATTAAAATGGCGCTACCTACTGCCGAATCAGTGACAAACAAGACTGGCGAGGCTGTTGACCGCTCATTACTTGCTGCTGCCCGTAAAGACTCAATGACAATTAACATGCAGTGGACTGAGGCTATGCTCGAAAAGCGAGAGGCTATCATTTCAGAGAATGTGGCGTTAATCCGCTCCATCCCTGAGAAGTATTTCACTGAGGTGGAATCGATGGTGTTTCGCTCAGTAGCCAAGGGAGGTGACCGCAAAGGTTTAGCCGATGAGATTGAAGCTAACTTCGGAAAGCGTCATGGCATTACTCGCAGGCGTGCTGAGTTTATTGCGCGTGACCAGGTACGCAAGGCTACCAGCGCACTATCTAACGCAAGGCAACAAGCGGCAGGGATTAAGCGAGGCATCTGGTTACACAGTGGCGGCGGTAGCGAACCCCGCAAGAAGCACGCTCATGCTAACGGGAAGGAGTTCGACCTCGATAAGGGCCTGCCAATCGGTGACAAAGGGCAGTATGTGTTGCCGGGTGAAGAGCCTAATTGCGGGTGTGTATGGAAACCAGTATTGCCATTCTGAAAATATAAAACGAACAAGGTCGCTAAGGCGGCCTTTTTTTATTGCCTGAAGAACAGGAAAGAACATGAAAGATGTGGAGTTTGCCTTCGATAAGGCGAGCGTTCGCCGCTATGACGTTGACGGGATGCTTCATGTTGAACTGACGCCAATCAGTAAGGCTAACGTCTGTGTCTACTACGGCAAAGAGATACCTAATTGGGAAGAACATGGCTTAGAGCCTGATAAAGCCTATCGCCTGCTGCGTGATCCGAAAGAATTGGAACTCGCAGTTGAAACGTTCAACAACAAGCCGCTGCTTAATACGCATATTGCCGTTTCCATATTAAACCCGCCGAAAGAGTCAATCATTGGGGCCACTGGCAGTAATGCCGTGTTCGAAGATGGTTATTTGAAAAACTCACTCGTTATTTGGGACGTGAATTCCATTATCGGCGTAGAGAACAAGCAGCAGCGTGAAATCTCATCTTCATACCGTTATCGGCTCGACATGACGCCGGGCGAGTACGAGGGCGAACCATACGATGGCGTTATGCGTGACATCGTTTGTAACCATGTGGCAATCGTGCCAAGTGGCCGGGCTGGCCCGGATGTATTTGTATATGACTCACTACCTACAGGACTCAAACTGATGTCAAAAGCAAAAGAACTTATGGCGAAGATTTTGCCTTTCCTGGCTAATGACGCCAACCCAGAAGAAGTTGAAAAAAAGGTCGAAGAAATTATTAAAGATGATGACAAAGACCCAAAAACAGCTAAGGACGAGATGACGGAAGAAGAAAAGGAAAAGCTTGCGAAGGATGAAGCGGAACAGGCTGAGAAAGACAAGTTAGCCAAAGACGAAGCTGATAAGGCCGATAAAGAGAAAATGGCAAACGACAGTAAGTTAGCCATGGACTCAGCAATTAAAGGCGTTGAAGCCCGATTTGCAGCCCTTCGCCAAGCTGAGCGTGATGTTCGCCCGGTGGTTGGTGACTTGGCCTGCGATAGTGCCGATGAGGTTTATCGCACAGCCCTGAAACAAATGGGGTGTACAGACCACGCAACATTACCATCAGCCGCACTTCAATCAGTGTTCAAGGCTTACTCTCGCCCTGCGATGGCAAATGACGCAGCGCCAATTAGCCACGATTCGCGTACTGCCGTGAAAAACTACTTCGAGGGCAAATAATATGTCATTCCAACAAAACGTAGAACTTTATTCCGGTGTTGGGCAGGCGGGACAGCCAGCATCAACATCTCCAATTATCGCGGCCGCAGGTGGTCCCGGCGCATTTCAGGCTGGCACTAACGGCCTGATTATGGCGCGGTTCGCATGGCGTAATGCCACCAACCCGTTACGACTGGATAACACTGGCACTGGAAAGCCCGTTGGTTTCGTACAAAACAATGCGAATGCCACTATCGGTTATCTGCAAAGCAATAGCATGACTATTTCAGCGGGCCGTGAAGCATCAGTAATTGTGGGCGGCGACTTCTGGGCTATCTCTACAACTGTAGCGACAGTCGGTCAGAAGGTGTTTGCAGTTCTTGCTACGGGCCTGCTGGAAACTGGCGCGGCTGGTGCAACAATCTCTGGTGCAGTAGAAACAGACTGGTATGTCGCCAGCCCTGCCGCTATTGGTGATTTACTGATTATCTCTACATGGAGCAAAGCATAATGCCTCAATTGACTCAGGCTGATTTCGCAGCCTTTAAAGCGGAAGCTGAATCGCGTGGCATTTTCTTGCCATCCTCAGTAACTAAATTTGCAATGGATGCTGATGTGCAGCCGGGAATGCCACCCAACGGCGGTATCCCAGCAATCGTATCTTCATTCATTGATCCTGAAATCGTCCGTACTATCTTCGCCAAGCAAAAGGCTGTCGATATTCTGGGCGAGAAGAAAAAAGGTGCTTGGGCTCAAGATACTTTGATGATCCAGCGCGTTGAACAATCTGGTCATGTTGTAGCGTATGACGATTACAGCGAGCAAGGTGGCAACCAAGTAACTCCAGGCTGGGAAGATCGCCAAGTATATCGCTATCAGACCATGGTCACTTATGGCGAGCTGGAGCAAGAACGTTATGGTTTAACTATGTTGCCATATGTGGCAGAGAAGCAGCGTGCGGCTGCATGGACGCTGAATCAGGCGCAGAACAAGTTCTACTTCTACGGCGTGTCAGGTTTGCGCAACTACGGAATCCTGAATGACCCAGCACTACCTACGCCGATTACCCCAGCCACCGTTGATGGTAAAACCCTGTGGAAAGATAAGCAGGTAGTGGATATTTACAACGATGTCCTTGCTCTGTATGCAGACCTGATTGCTCGCACTAATGGTGCGGTAGGTGACGGTGTGGATATGGCATCACCTTTGGTTCTGGTGATGAGTCCTAACGCTTCCGTGTGGTTCAAGCGCGCTAACGAAATCTTCGGTAATACCGTAGAGAAGATGGTTAAAGACACCTTCACTAACATCCGAATTGAAGTTGCCCCACAGTACGATACGGATGCGGGTGAACTGGTGCAGATGTTCGTTGAAACTGCTCAGGGGCAGCAGGCTGGTTATTGTGCATATAGCGACAAGCTTCGCGCACATCCAATCATCACCATGACATCAAGCTGGAAACAGAAACACTCCGGTACCACTTACGGCGCGGTAATCACTCAGCCGTTCCTGTTCGCTCAAATGCTCGGAGTTTAAGATGGCAGCTAAAAAATCCACCTATGTTATCGGCTGTAAACTTCCTTGTGGCTTGTCGTTTCGGCATGACGATAAAGTCATTACCTTGGCGGGGGCTAACACCTCAGTTCTGGTAAATGGTTTTGGCATGACGAAGGATGTTCCTGCGGAAGCATGGGAAGCATTCGAAAAAAATCACGCTGACTCCAAGTTCATTAAAAATGGGATTATCTTTGCCGTTTCTGATGAGGAATCAGCTAAAGATGCAAGTCTTGATCGAGCGAAAGTGAAAACCGGGCTTGAGCAAGCCTCGCAAACCACTGGCGGCGTGGAACCACAGAAAGAGGATTAAACATGGCGATCGTGGTGTTCGATATCACGAAATTCCGCGCCATGTTCCCTGAGTTTTCCAATGTAACCAACGAAAAACTCCCTTACCTATTTGAACAAGCCACCGATTACCTTAACAACTCTGAATTCTCATTAGTCGATGACGTCATAAAGCGAGAGCGCCTGCTCTACCTGCTTATGGCTCATTTGGCATACATGCGATTTGGTGATGATAAAGGTAACGGTGGTACGGGAGTTGTTGGTCGCCTGGCATCAGCATCTGAGGGAAGCGCATCAGCTTCCTTTGATGCTGGGCCGGTGGAATTTCGTTACATGTGGTACACGCAGAGCCCGTATGGCATGGATTTCTGGCAGGCAACAAAAGTCTACCGCATGGCTAACTACTATCCGGGGTGAGTTATGGCGGGGAAAATAACTGATTTCCTGAACAACATTGAAAAACAGCTTTCATCCAAACAGGTGAAGGCTGGATTTATCGATGGAGCTACCTATCCAGATGGAACTAGCGTGGCAATGGTTGCGGCAATAAATGAGTACGGAAACCCCAGCAATAACCAACCTCCTCGTCCATTTTTCCGTAACGCGATAAGTGAAAAGTCTGGAGATTGGGCTGACACGGTAGCTAGGGGGATTCGTGCTGGAATAGATACCACGCAAGTCCTTGAGGTTGTTGGGGCCCAAATCAAAGGAGATGTACAGGAATCTATAGCAGCCCTTATGGAGCCAAAACTTTCTGATGCAACTCTTCACATCCGTAAAACGAGAAAGGTGCTCCCTAACCAATCTGATAAGCCTTTGGTTGACACTAAAGTCATGATCGGAGATGTCAATTACGAGGTGGGAGAAATTGAACCTTCATCGGATAGTTAAGCCTGCCATTAATCGCGTAAATCCATTTATTTCTGCACTTGTTCGCCGTTCTGATGGTTTCACTAATGGTGAGGGCCGGAAACAGGTCCCCAAGTATTTCCCTGACGCGCCGGTCACTATTCAGTTGCAGCCTCTATCCGCTGGCGACTTGAAGCATGTGGACGGGCTAAACATATCCGGCCTGCTCAAATCTATTCATGTTGATGGGAATTTTTACGGCGTGAACCGTGAAAAAGTGCTCGGCGGTGACATTTTTATTATTGGCAGTGAAGAATGGCTAGTTATTGAACCACTTGAGCTGTGGCCAGACTGGTGTCGATTGCTTATCCAGTTGCAGGTGACGCCATGAATGATATGACCATTGATAACGTGATTGATGTGCTGGCTGACTTTGCAGAGCCATTCATCGGTAAGTGTGAGCAAGCACAGGCTAACCGGGTTCCGATGGATAAGGGCCAGTTTTGCATTCTTACTCCTTTACGGTTCAAGCGTCACTCAACCAACCGAGAAATCAAGAAAGATACCGGTTCACCAACAACAAGCGCTATTGGTTTTACTGAGGTTAGACAGGCTGATATTCAGGTTGATATCTACGGCGATAACGCTGGGGATAGGGCTATCGCTCTGGAGACCTTATTTCGCACTGGCTATGCATATGACCTAATTAAATCCATTGATGAGCGAGTGGCACCTCTTTACAGCTCTGAGGCTATTCAGACTCCAATGATTAACGGCGAAAACCAGTGGCAAGAACGGTACATGGTGACCGTATCGCTACAGGTTCACATTACTATCGATGTTCCGCAGGACTACTTTGACAAAGTTCACTTCACTATCGAACAAGTGGATGAACCAACACCCAATTCTGTAATCAGCGCCGCCGTCATAGCTGCGCCAGCCGCTATCTAATTTACGTTCAAGCTGAAAAGGCGATTCAATGAGCAAAATTCCATTATCGCGTGACTTTAAGATCACGCCATCCACTGTAAATGCAGCCGGTACCGCGCTGGATGTTTACGGTCTTCTTTTATCCGATAACGAATTACTGCCTGTTGGTAAAGTATCAGAGTTTACCAGCGCGGCAGATGTTGGGGCTGCGCTCGGCACAACCAGTAAAGAATATCTGGCGGCCTCTCTATATATGTCCGGGTATGAAAATTCCACGGTTCGACCTGGTGCTGTTTTATTTGGGCGCTTAGTACGGGAAGATCCTGTAGCTGGTTGGCTTCTATCTGGTAGCTTCAAAGGCGTTAAAATAGCTGCGCTACAGGGAATTACTGGAACTATTACGTTAATGCTCGACGGGGCATCGAAAACCAGCACATCCATTAATCTGGCAACCGCAACAAGCTTCACTGATGCCGCGGCAGCAATCGGCACAGCATTTGGTAGCGGGGTAGAAGTTGACTGGCTGCCGGTGCAGAGTCGTTTCATTATCCGGTCAGCCACTACTGGAGCTAACAGCGAAGTATCACAGGCCGTTCCTGGTGCCGCAGCAACCGCATTGAAGTTGACCGCAGATACGGCCGCAACAGTTTCACCGGGCGCAGCTGTAACAAGCGTCACAAACACAATGGCAACGATCGTAAATCAGAACCAGGATTGGGTAATGACCGCCAGTCTGGTTGATCTCACTGATGAAGAAAAAGAAGAGTTATGTGCATGGGTCAGCGCGTCAACTAACCGATATGCTTACTCGATGTATGATGTATCGGAAGATGCGACGGTTGCCAATAATGAATCTTGCTTCGTTCAAAGCGTAGTAATTCCTAATGGATATGAAAATGTGTTCGCGGTTTATGGTTCATATCTCTACGCAGTGCTGGCGCTGGCTTACTCTGCATCACTTAATTTTAACCGAACCAATGGCCGAGTATCTTACAAATTCAGAGCATTTGCAGGCATCGCACCCAACGTAACTGATAACGCCACAGCCGCCGCGCTAGAGTCGAATGGATATAACTTCTATGGTGCATACGGTCAGAATAAGACTCTGGCTAACTATGTGTCAGATGGTGCGATCACAGGCAAGTTCCTGTGGCTTGATAGCTTCATTAGCCAAGTATGGATCAACGCCAATCTTGTTGCCGCATTCGCTAACCTGTTCACCAATAACGCTTCATATGCGTTCAATGCCGGTGGTTATGCGTCTATATCTGCTGCTGTGATTGATGTGGCTACCAATGCGATTAACTTTGGTGCTATTCGTGCTGGCGTTACGTTGGATCAGGCGCAAATCAACATCGTCAATGATGCCGTTGGAACTGACATTTCCAATGTGCTGTATACGCAGGGCTGGTTCTTCTTCATCCCTCAGCAAACAGGTGCATCACGAACCGAGCGCAGCCTTGACGGTGCAATCTTCTATTACGTCGACGGGCAGTTGATTCAAAGCATCGACATGACCTCAACAAATATCCTGTAAGGACTGAAAATGCTTATCGATATTACAAGTGCCAACTCGAAGCTGCGTATCATCGTGCCATCGTTTTACCCTGGTGGGTTTGATGTTGATGATTACGCGGCTGAAGATATGTTTGATACCGGAGCATTGCAGAACGCTGAGGATATGATGTCAGCGGATGGCAAATACCATGCTGGCTTTATCTTCAACCCAACAGAGCTGACTATCACTCTAATGGCGACGTCTAACGCTGCCCAGCTAATAGGGGATTGGTACGCAGCCGAGCGAACCGCTGTAGCGAAGTTTGCTTGCAACGCAGTGCTGACCATCCCAGCCCTTAATATTAAGTATAACTTTGTGAATGGGGTGCTTTATACGTGGACCCCAGCACCTACGGGCAAGCGGGTATTACAACCACGGCCCGCGATATTCCACTTTGAATCCTGCACACCGAGCGCCGCATAATGTCCAGAAAACAAATCACGTTTATCGTGGAAGATGAAGGCAGAGATAAGGGCAAGGAGTTCATTATCACTGAGATGTCAGCGTGGGATGCCGAAGAACTTTCGGAAGAGATTTACCGGGCCATGGGTCATGGTGAATTCAACTCATTACCGGCTGACGTTGTGTCGATGGGGGTTGCAGGTTTGGCTACTGTAGGCATCTCTGTTCTTGCCGCTGCTCCTGCATCAGTATCGCGACCTATTTCCGATAGAATTCTATCGACCGTAGAGATTGTGATAACCAATGAAGGTAAAGATATCACTCGCTCTATCAAGCCTATCGATTTCGAAGAAATATCAACCATTCGGACACTGAAGGATAAGGTTTTTGAACTGAACTTTGGTTTTTTATCACTCGCCGCCAAGTAAAGTTTCCTTACCTCGAAACCCCAAATCCACCGCGAAAACTCACTTCAACGGTAAACATCCCTAAGAACATATACGCCGTTATATGCTCAGGAAAGGCCACGTATGCAGAATTGCAGAACGACCTGTCCGCGAGGGATATGTTTAACCTGCTGGAAGTTATCGCGGTGGAAGCACACAACAGCGTTGCCTGGCGGCAGCATATGGAGAAACCACGGTGATTATTGAAGAACTGGCATACAAGGTTACTGTAAGAACTGAGGAATTTCTCTCTGGTAAGAAAAAGGTTGAAGAGGGAGCAAAGTCCCTTGGTAAGAATGTGTCAGATGCATTGGGTGAGGCTGAAACCAGCACAAAAGGCATTGGCACGGAAGTCAAGAAAGTCGGCGAACAGGTACGCCGTACTGCCGACGATACAAAGCGCCCGTTTGGCTTTATCAGTGGAGGGTTCTTTGGTGCTGCCAAGGGTGCCAAGGAGTTTGGCAAGGAAGGCAAGGAAGCATTGGGTAGTGTTGTCACCGGCACTGCCAAATTCCTGGGTCTTGCACTGTCCATTGAAGGTACTCGTCGGCTGTTTACTTCGGCAACTAATAGTCTCGTTGATTTAGGCAATGCGTCAAAGTTCCTAGATCTAGATCCTAAAGAGGTTGATGGTTGGAAAAAAGGTGCAGAATCAGTAGGTAGTTCTGCCGAGGCAATAACCAGCGCACTGGTTAAGTTGAAAAATACCAAAAACTGGTCAGTTTCAGGTATGGGTGCCCCGGATGATTCTACTCAGGCAATATTACAACTAGGCTCACAGGTTGGGGTGGATATCATCGGGGCCAAAGACCCAGGTGAAATGTTTAAAAAGGTTGAAGAGGCGTTGCGTAAACTTCCCAAAGAGCAAGCGTCGACCTATATTCAGCGACTGGGATATGATACCTCATTGCTACCATCAATCCTTGATGGCTCTCTTGACCAAAAACAGGGCAAATTCCAAGGCTCTTCAAATAATACTGAGCAGATGATTAAACAGGCGCTGGAAGTGAAAGAGGTTATGGTGAAGTTAGATCAAACCACAGAGAGCTTGGGTAATAATCTGGTTAAAGTTTTTGGCCCCGATGCTGTGGCACTTATGGAAACCTTTAATCAATGGGTTACCGCAAACGGAGGTAATGTTATTGATTTCTTCAAAGATGCAGATAAGTGGGTTCGGCAATTTTCCGCAGCATTGGCTGGCAATAAAAATGCCATTCATCAGTGGGCGCAGGTATCAGACAACTTTAACCTAATATCTGGGTTTGATAAGCCAGTTGTTGATTTGGGTGGCTATCTGGATAAAAAATTAAAAGGAAACGCTTTTTGGGATTGGTGGAAAGAAAACAAAGATAAAGATTTACTTTCAAGCTCTAAAAGTGACGGAAGCTATGATGAAGAAAAATTACTTGATGCATTGATGATGGCCGAGAGTGGCGGAAATTCGAAGATAGTATCGAAGGCTGGCGCCGTGGGTGCATATCAACTAATGGAGGGAACGGCTCGAGATATGGGGCTGCGAGTAGACAGTGAGGTTGATGAAAGAAAGGACCCGATAAAATCTAGGGAAGCGGCAAGAAAATACCTTAATAGACAAATTAATAAATATGGAAGTGTTGACCTTGGTCTTAAGGCATACAATGTCGGGCCAGGGGCGTTGGATAGGTGGATTAATTCAGGATCAAGACCTCAAGACCTGAACAAAGAAACAAGCGCTTATGTTGGCAGGGTTTCGAAATACTATGGAAGTGATCTAGCTAATGCCGCTTCAATGTCTTCAATCCCTCAAAGTGGGCAAAGTAACGATAATAGCCAAACTAGCACCACACACATTGGAACAGTTCAGGTGAATAGCAACCCTCAAAGTGTTGATGCGATACAGAAGTCTATTGAAGATCAACTTCGTCGTAGTGGCATGACGGGTGCGTTTATTTCTGGTAATGGCTAATTTGTATGTAAGGTGGGAAGTTATGCTTTATTAAATACCTGGCTAGATTCCTTTAATCCGAACGACCCAATCCACCAACATGATACAGCTATACTCCCAAATGGGTTGTCTCCATAAAATAATCCGGCATCATCTACAGACTTGGTCCATTGGCTAATTGTTATACCATTGGATTGAGAATAAATAGCTTTGTTGCATAGTGATCTGGCTATGCGGTCAGCTCTGCTTGAATATACTGGAGTTGCAGTTAGAATTGCTTGCTGGTATGCGGATTTAGCGCTTGACATATATCTTGAAAACTCTTTATCTCTTATGCACTTAGGGCTTTCTGCACATTCCCTTAGTTTTACATCTTCCTCTTTTGATTTTTTATCTCGGTAATTAATCATGCTGGTCATGTAAGAGTCAGACCATGCGGAGTAATAACACTTAGAGTCAGGGCAAGACAATGCGCTTATTGGAGTTGCAAGGTCCTTACCTGTCACGTTTTTGAACTGTGATCTAATTCCTGACACAGTAACTTGTCCCTCTACGGACTGGCTCATTACTTCGTTAGACCAAGCAGTAACTTTCATCGAATTTTTCTTTTCTGCCGAGATACAGCCAGAAAGAATTATTATAGATGTTATAAATAATAGCCTGTTCAATTCTATCTCCTTGAATGATTAGGTTAACCAATCTAATGGTTAGTTTTTTACTGGCGGCAACCATGAGCATTATTGATATTAACACCAGCGACATATTCAACGCTATTGGTGGTGGTTCTCCGTTGTCGATTATTGATAGCGTGATCCATCCATCTTACTCGATTAGAAATCACGGACAGGCTACTACAGCACTAGAATTCAGCGGTATGGCATCAATCCAGCCTAGCGCGGGGGCTAGCGTGGTCACTGCTCCTATTGAAAATGGCAAGTACCAATCTATCAATAAAGTGGTTCGTCCTGGTAGGGTTGTATGTGATGTTGTTATATCTGGACTAACTGGGTTAACTGGATCCATACCAAATATATTCAACCTAACATTTACCAGCCAGTCAGATACTCTGACCACAATAAAAAACATGATCTCCGATGCGGAAACGTATGATATTGACACGCCAAAAGACGTTTATGAAAGCTATGACCTTGTTGATTATAGCTACTCAGTAAATAGTAAGCGTGGGGTGTCTTTGCTTGTTGTCAGTCTGATATTTGAAGAGATTAGGCAGCAAATGGAGGTCCATCTATCAAACACTCAAGCAAAAAACACCCCCACAAAAGATGGGACTCAGAACGGCAATACTGGAGTTGGAGAGGGCGCCAATAACGGAGATTCGTCACCATCAAAAATTGACGAACTTCAAAAGTCATGGACTAACTTGAAAAAAGCAGTTGGTGATACGGTAGATGATGTAACTGGGGCAATATCAACAGGCTTCACCTCCGCTATCGATACAGTTAAAGGCCCTCTGATTGAGGCTGCTACATCGGCTGCCGATAAAACAACCAATCTGGTTAACTCTATAAAAAGCGAGATAACATGAATGTAATCACGCTGGAAAATAAAAAATCTCAATCAATATTTATAACGCTTGAAGGTCAAAGTTGCTTAATAAGGATTATACAAAGAGATAGTTCTATATATATGGATCTCACAGTCAATGGCGACCCCATACTTCAAGGTGTTCCATGCTTATATGCAAATAAGATTGTTAGATACAAATATCTTGGGTTTAGAGGTGATTTATTTTTTCTTGATAATGAAGGTCAGTCTGACCCTCAATGGAATGGGCTTGCGGATAGATTTCCTCTTTATTTCATAACGGAGGCTGAACTTGTATAGCAAAAAAGAACTACGTTATGAGTTTGCTTTATCGAATGGCTATTTTGATAAAAGTGGAAATGACAAAATAAGCATTGATAACGTTAAATCTTCATTTCGGGTTGGTTCGTACGGAAGTTATGGCGGTGTTCAATCAGAAATAATGATATTCGGGCTTAGCTTAGATCGCTTAGCCATGTTGTCAGGTAAAGGTATTGGGGTATGGACTCCAGCACAAGACACAAGTATTAGCGTCTACGTTGGGGTAAATAAAATATTTTCAGGTGGCATTTTCGCCAGTTATGCCAACATGAATGGCCAGCCAGAAGCCGCTCTAATTATGAATGCGGTTGCTGGATTAAGCCTAAAGACTTCATCATCTAGCGCATTCTCGCAGCCTGGCGCTGTCCCTGTATCTGCAATGCTTGGTGCAATCTGCAATATATTTGGATTTAGATTAAACGCTCATGGCCTTGATGGAATTATTGCTCAAAGTCCTAACTTTGCCGGTAGTCCAATGGATCAAATAAGGGACATATGCCTTGCACATGGGTTGAGATATCAGATTTTCGACAATGTTGTAACCGTATGGCCGGAGAAGTCCGCAATTGATGATGTTGTTCCATTAGTATCTTCAGAAAGTGGATTGATTGGCTATCCAGTGTTCTCACAAAACGGGATAACTTTTCAAACACAATTTTCCACATTGCTATCCCAAGGCAGAGTAATTGAACTTGTTACATCACTACCCAACGCCAGCGGAAGATATTTATTGAATGTCGTTGAGCACTTCCTCAGTTCATGGACGGAAGGCGGCAGTTGGCACACTGTATGCCAAGCCTCAAGAATGATGCAGGAGAATAACCAATGAATAACCCTTATTCTCAATCTCAAAATCAATCCAATGACAGTGATGCATTCGCCTCATCATTCAATAAGCTACTTAACTCAAATTACTTTATCAGACTTGCTACTGTAACCGCCGTTCGTGGTGCAGCACCTAATCTTGTGGTCGATGTGTTGCCACTGGTAGCAGAGGTTCGTAGCAGTGACAGAACTATCATTCAGGGATCGCAGATTTACAATATTCCAGTTTGGCGATTACAGCGTGGTAGTAGTGCAATAATCATGAATCCTGTAGCCGGTGATATTGGGCTTATAGCTGTATGCGATGTTGATATATCAGTAGCGCGAGCGGCACGAAAAGAATCAGTACCCGGCAGTAATCGGAAACACTCTCAATCTGATGCCATTTACTTTGGTGGCGTTCTGAATGGACAGCCAACGCAGTTCATTGAGTTCGCTGATAGTGAGTTAAATATCACATCCCCCAACCCAGTAAATATAACCTGCTCAAAGGCGAATATAACCGCTCCTGGTGGCGTGGAAATGCAGACTCCATTACTGCATGTCTCTGGGAATATCACGGCAGACGGAAACATAACAGACAACGCCGGAACACAGGCTGCGTCACTCAAAGAGCTCCGAGACAAATACAACTCTCATGATCATGACGTTGTAAACGTTCAGGGAGGCTCATCAACTATCACATCTAACGCTACGGACAATCAGGTATGACATATAGAACCTTAATGCTTGATCCCGATACGTGGGATTTGATGCTTGATGGTGATGGGAATATCGCCATTACAGATGGTGGGTATGCAGTCGCACAAGATGTAGCTTCTGCCTGCCTGGTCTTTTCTGGTGAGTGTTATTACGACAACACCCTGGGAATTCCATGGAAAGAAGAGGTATTAGGCTCGCGCCCCTCTGCTGGCTATATCGCCAAAAAGATGGAAGGTGAAGCCAAGAAATTACCCATTGTTAGCCAAGCCATCGCTAACGTGTTTTTCGACAAGAACACACGTAAAACGCGGGGGGCCATTCTGGTGACTGATAGAGACGGAAACCAATCACAGGTAATTCTATGACAACTTTGAAAACAGCGGTTCCCGGCGTAACAATCACAGAAACAGGTTTGCTTGTTCCTGATATTGCAGATGTCCTATCAGGCAGACTAACTGACTTAGACTCAGCGATGGGGGGCGGTGCCAGTCGGTCACTATCATCACCGCAGGGGCAAATATCGCAGTCAGACACAGAGATTATCGCAACAAACTATGATGCTTTGCTTTGCCTGTTCAACCAGATGAATCCTGACTATGCTACCGGCCGATTTCAGGATGGTATAGGGAGAATCTATTTTCAGGAGCGCATATCAGCACAAGGAACAATTGTCACCGCAACATGCAACGGAGCAGTAGGAACTCTGATTCCAACCGGAAGCACTGCGCAAGATGAGGCTGGATATATTTACCAGTCAATCAATGCTGCCACTATCGGGCCAACTGGCTCCGTTGATGTTCAATTCCAAAATCAAACTACCGGCCCAATACCTTGCGGATCTGGCGAGTTAAACCAAATATATGCGACCGTTTCAGGCTGGGATGCAATCACGAATGATGCTCCTGGTGTGGTGGGTATTGATGTTGAATCCCGTATAGCATTTGAGACGAGGCGAAAGCAGTCTGTAGCAAGAAATGGTAGTAATACTGATGCAGCATTGCTTGCTGTATTGCTTGAAACTGATGGGGTTCTTGACGCCTATGTCTGGTCAAACCGGATAGACACAGTGGCGAACAAAGGGACAACAAACTTTCCCGTCGTTGCTCACTCTATCTATATAGGAGTATACGGAGGAGAAGATGCTGATGTTGCAAATGCAATATTAAGCAGAAAAAACCCCGGCGCTAATCTAAACGGTAATACCCATTATTCCATTGAAGATAAAGAAAACTATAGCGCCCCATATCCGGTTTACGATATGCAGTGGGAAAAAGTTGCCCCGGTACGTATTTATTACAAAGTAGAAATAGAAACAAATGAGAACCTACCATCTGACATTTCAGCTCAAGTTAAGACGATGGTTGAACGTGTATTTAACGGAGAATATGAAGGGATAACCAAAGCAAGAATAGGTGCCAGAATTAATTCTGGTATTTATTATGCACCTATCATTTCAATTTCACCTGACTATGTGAACATCTCATCGATATCAATATCTATTGATGGATTGGCATTTACGCAATCAGTAACGCCGGGCATAGACCAGATACCCACAATTCAACAATCTGATATTGAGGTGATACTAGTGTGAGCCAAGAAGACACAATTCTAACGCAATACTCAGCCAGTAATAGAATCCTCTCCATCATCGACACATTCAATCAGGCCGTAAGCCTGGCAGATTTCACAGATGAATTTATTTTAAAGGTTTGGGATATTACGACCTGCGAAACCTTTGGACTGGATATGTGGGGGAAGGTTGTTGGAGTCTCTCGTTACATTAGAGCTGGAATAGATAATGACTGCTTTGGATTTTCGGAGGCAGATGATGGCGGTGGATATCCGGCCCCTTTTGGTGATAGTCCATTCTATGCAGGGGTGCAAGAAACTGAAACAGTAAGATTAAGCAATGAGGCTTATCGAACTCTTATTTTGTGCAAAGCATTTTCAAATATAAGTATCGCCACAATTAAAGACATCAACAAATTTCTCACCATGCTATTTATTGGGCGTGGCCGGTCTTATTGCGTTGATTATGGTGATATGAAAATTGGGATAATTTGCGAGTTTAAATTAGAACCATACGAAATATCAATTTTAGAAAATTATGAAGTTCTGCCAATACCAAGCGGCGTCCTTGCAATCGTCAGGCAGGTCGTATCTCCGTACTTTGGATTTGCAGATGACGCATACCCTTTCAATGATGGAACCTTTTTTAGAGATATCTAAATGAATAGAACTGATGACCCCAAAAAACAACCTATCCCTTTTGGTGTAAATGGGCCGAGAGAAGATATCGGGCCGACCACGCCAACCGGCGATAACTCAGCATCATATAACTCAGGGTTTCCACCGATCACCATGCTCCTGAAGGCCGCTGGCGGGTTACCGCCAAAAGGGCAGGACATGAACCAAATACTCTATGAGCTTTCAAGCTTGGCGCGTTGGGCTAGTGCCGGCGCATTGAACGTATTTGATTCAACCTTTAGTTCGTCAATCTCTGGGTATCCAAAAGGTGCAGTGCTAAGCAATTCAACCTTTACCGGTTGTTGGCTAAACACCACAGATGCGAACACAGCCAACCCAGAGAACACCGATGGTACGCTCACCGGATGGGTTCCCGCTTTCACATACGGCACAACTGCTGTAGCCGGGCTAGCTGCTGCAAACGTCACTCTCACTGCACTACAGGCTGCCAATGAACGTATCACCCTGGCAGGGGTGCTAACAGCAAACATTAACCTTATATTCCCATCTTGGCGTAAAGAGTGGGTGGTTGTTAATAATTGTACTGGCTCATTTAGTGTTACATGCAAAACACCTGGTGGCACAGGGATAGCCGTAGCTGCCGGAGGATCGGTTAGAATAATCGGTGATGGAACTAACATCATTTCCAATGAGTCGTCATTGATTACTGGCGCACTCCAAAAATCAGCCAACTTATCTGATCTGCAAAGTACATCGACAGCGCGAACCAATCTTGGGCTAGGTGGGGCAGCCGTTCTTAATGTCGGAACTACTGTCGGGACTGTGGCTGCTGGTGATGACCCGCGTATTACCGCTTCCTTGCTTAAAGACAATAACCTATCTGACTTAACAAATGTTCCAGCGGCTCTCTTAAACCTTGGTTTAGGCGACGCTGCTAAAAAGAACGTTGGTACGGCTTCTGGAACTGTCGCGGCGGGAAACGACGTAAGATTTAATGAAACCACGATCATATACCCGGAT